CCACATCCTGAAGGACCAAAAAATATTAAATGAGGTATATTTTTTGTTGTTAATGCAGATTTTAAAGATTTTACCACATTTGTTTGTGCACTAATTTCACTCAAGTTTTCAGGTCTATACTTTTCTACCCAAGAGTAATTTTTATTATTCATTGATTTGGAATTATATTAAATTGGAAAAATCTCCTTAAATAGGTTTGGTAATATTTTTGTTTATCCAAATAATGTTTAATAAAAAAAGTGGAGAATGTAATTATGTAATTATGCAAATAATAAATTAATTTAATTCAATTCAAAATAACTTTGTTTTGTAAATTTATCAGAATTGACATGTGTGGAAGGAACATAAAAACAAAAAATTTCCTTACAATCATGAGATACTCTAGCTTGCATACCCCATTCTTTTCTAATTGCATTTTCAGTAATGTAAACTTTTTTTTGCCCTACATTGTAAGTTAGTACTGAACCTTTAATACCGTAAATTGTATTGGGTTCTTCTCTTGGGTCCTCTGAATTCATTCCCTCCCATTTCCTCAAACAATGAATTAACTCATGAGCTAAACTGATAAAACCAGTTTGCTTGCCTGCAGACAATAAGAATTTATAGTTGTCAAGTTTAATTGGGTAGCTAACTGGTTCATGTGCTATAGCTTTGGCTAAATTTGTGAAAAACTTGTCTTCTACATCATCACATAAGCCAGATTCAACAACATCAACAGTTGTAAAGTATGGAACTGATGGGATTACAATTAAAACACCGCGTGACCCGATATATCTTATTTTAGGAAAAACAGTTCTGTTAGATGGGAAATCATGATTTTGAATTGTTATTGAATAACCTCGCTGTATATAATCAGCCAATTTATCCGAAAGCATTCGTCCTACAGGTTTGTCTGCGAGTTTAGTTAAAAATAACTTAATCATGCTAGTCCATTCGCTTGAATCCAAGTTATCAAACTTAGAGTAAACTTGTTGGTAATTAATACTAATATTATCAAATAAAGCCATTAACTGTAATAATTTAAATTAATAAAATAATTTTTTTCAATTTTTCTCATTATCCAATTTAATAATTTCAACAGGATAATTTACTTTATCAAACACAACTGTTTTTTCAAAATATTCAAATGGATTTCCGCATTTATGAGGAACAATTTTTGTCAATACAGTATTTGAATTTGTTTCCAACGCAAATTTTTCAGCATCTGGTAAATTGGTAAATTTTGCACACTTCCAAATAGATTTTGTTTCTGATTGTTTATCTAATCTACAAGAATAATAGTATTGTTGCATTTGTTTTGAAAAATTTAACAGTTCCTTAAAATCAGTTTCTTTTAATGTTGACATTAGTTAATAAATTAAAATCAAAATAAAATTAATAATCAATTTTTTATAAGGTTATATTAGTTTGTTGTAAATTGGTATTAATAGTTGGAGTTTTGGCATAAGGGTTATAATTTTTTTGAACCTTTAAAAATTTTGGATAAAGGTTTACCAGACTGGTCACATTATATTGAACAGATTGGCTTGCGAGGTTTTTAATTTGTTCGGGAGGCGTCGAAGCAATATGACTAATACCATGTTTATCTTCTTTAATTTCCGAATGCCAAACTGAACTAAACCCTTCGAGAATACTAACTAAATTCCAAGCAGCAGGTGCCCAATCTGATTGATGATAACTAGAGTTAGTTAAACAAATTTTTTTATTTGTTTCAAAACGACCATTTGGGGTTAGCATGTAGTAATCAGGAGCTTTACGAGGATATTCAGGACTATGAACAATTTTACCGATGTATTGTCCTCCTTCATAAGGTGTTCCGTCACGACCATACATTAGAAAAAAAATTTCTAAAATATTATCTGGGTTAGCTAAAACATCAAAAAATTGTGGATCTGATTTTTCAAATAACTTGTAATCTCCGTTAATACGTTTAATAGTAATTTTGTTTACTTCCATTAATAATATTAACTATTGTTATAATTAATTTGTTCATCAATTTTTTTCTTTTTTAATAATCAAGCAATAAAAATATCTAATATTTAATAATTGAATGACAGAATTATGGTATGAAAATCCAAAAATATTATTGGATTATCCGGACCAATTTTTACCATCAAACAATCAGTCACATATAGAAAAAATAAATGCTTTAGTTAGACTTGCAATTTATTGGGCGATAATTGTGTATTTATTAAAATATGATAATAAATGGTTATCAATATCTGTAATAATAATTATAATTAGTTTTTTTTTAGGTCAAACAGAAAATTTTGTTTCAACTGATAGGAAACTAAATAAAAATGCATGTCACAGACCAACAAAAGATAACCCTTTTATGAATTACACAATAGGTGACTTAATTGATAATCCAAGTAGATTGGCCGGATGCGAATATGAAAAAGCAAAATCCTTAATAAGACAAGCATTTAGAATGCATTTATTTTCTGACTCCTCAGATATTTGGGGTAAATTTATATCTGATAGAAATTTTTACACAATGCCAAATACTAATATTGTAAATAAACAAACTGAATTTGCAAATTGGTGTTATGGAGGAAGCGGAGAATGTAAATCAACAGGTAATAATTGTCTTAAATACAGAGACCCGGTATATCATAGGGGTAGAATAACAAATACTGATATTGATGAATAAAATATTGTAAAAACAAAATTAGTTTAATAAATAAATAAAATATTTATTAATTTAATGAGTAATTATGCAGATATCAATTCAGCTTTTACTTTAAGTTCTCATGTTAAACCTGAAGAAACTCAAAGTAATCCTGTTAGTAAAAATAAATTTGTTACAAAAGATAAACCAGACACATGGTCGCACGGACATTGGGTTTTGCCAGAGAAAAAACCAAATGTTGTAGATAATGAAACAATATTAATTACACCAGGTATTACAAAAAGGGAAAAAATACAAATGAAATTAAATGATGAATTTCAACCAAATGATTTTAGTGTAAGATATACTAATAGCTTAAAAACTGAACAATGCAATCCAAGAGAAGGTTTTTATTATACAAATAAAGATGTTGGTGCTGGACGTGGATTTGGTAATTTAGAAATATCAAATGATATTAGATATGGTGATGCATCAAGACATGATACAAAAGAATTTAAAGAAGTCCGTGAAGGTCAACAATTTTTTGATTATCAATTTCAATATTTGGACAGAAATTTTCAAGACCCATCCCATATAGTAATGCCAATACCAAGAGGCGGAGAGTCCACAAGAAAACAAAATCAACTTACTGTAAATACTATGCGCGAAGACTCATCTGATTTCGAAGCAAGAACTAAAACAATAAAATTTAATTATTAAATGGGCTTATAACAAAAATTGTTTTCAATACAGATTTTTTATTTTTTTAATAAAATAAAAAATTGAATATTATTACTAATTAATAAAATAATAATGTACAATGGAAGAGATAACAAATAAAGTTTCACAAATAAAAATAAACAAAGGAACGGGTGCTGGAGGTGCAAATACAACATTAAATGGTGGTGCTTTTGAAAATATAACTAGTATTGAATCAATGCTTTTATCTAAAAATTTTACAAAAAAGAAATTTACAACTAGTTCTGATTATTATATGGAAAAAAATTTGTCCAATCCAAATATAAGACTAATTTATGTAAAACAATTTGGGTTAAAAACATTTATGGAAGAATTTTATGCCAGTTCAGCAATTAGAAAACCAGATGAAGCTTTTATTTGTATTGAAAAATCAAATGGCAAAGATAAATTAACAATTAATATATTGGAAAAGAAATACCAAAGTGTCGAGGGTAGTGTTGATGTAAAATTATGGGCTGGTTGTGCATTAAAAAGGGAATATGAACTTTATTATGAGAACAAACATACAATTAATTATTCATTTGCTTTAAGTGAATATTTAATAAATAAAATTAATTCAGAAGATATCAAATGGGTTATATTAAAAAAAATTTTAAAAGAAAATGACATAAATGTTTTTAATCCTGCAGATTTGGACTATTTTACTCAGGTTATTAACTGGGGTTTTCCATGTTTAAAATCTCAAATTAGTAAAAATCCTAATAAAGTTAAAAATAAAAGTAAAAAACAAATAGAAATAGAAATTTAAAAGGATTTTATAATTACTTCTTTTGTTTTTGCTCCTGGGTTTTTGGAGTTTATTGACCGTTTACAATCAATTGATTCAATATTAAAACCTGGAAAATTATCTCTAACTAATTTAACGTCAGCGTTACTCATAATAAAATATTTGCCTGTGTTTTTAAGTTCATTTGATAATTTAAATAGTTCATTATGTGAATCAATATCAAAACCTACATCAGTGTATGCCACGAATGAAGTGGTATTTTCAGGTGCATATGGTGGGTCCATATACACAAAATCACCGGTTTCAACTAATTTAATTGATTCAGAAAAATCTAAATTATAGAAGTTAACATTTGCAATTAATTCTGATATTTCCATTAAATGTGATTTATCACAAATAGAAGGATTTTTATAATTACCATAAGGCACATTAAAACCATTTGGACCAGTTCTATAAAGACCTCGAAAACATGTTTTATTTAAAAATATAAACATGGCTGATTTTTTAATTTGTTCTTTTTCAGATAAAGTTTTTCCTTTTTCTGGCTTTGTATTATATTGTTTTCTTATCCAATAATAGTATGATTCTTTCGAGCTAAGACCTTCTTCAAGATTTTTAGGTTTTTTATTTTTAACACCATCAGAATCTTCAATATTATTATACTGATTAATTATTCCAGTAATTTCTGTAAAAAGCTTTTTTGGTTTTGACTGAACAATTTTATACAAGGTAATTAAGTCAGAATTTAAATCGTAAGCATTTATCTTGCCAGTAAGTTTGACAGTTCCAGATTTAATTAAACCCAATAAGCCAAATAAAACACTAGCACCACCAATAAATAATTCATGGTAGTTTTTGATAGTTGCTGGAAATTCTCCAATAACCTTTTCAAGAATTTGAGTTTTACCACCAACCCATTTAAGCAAAGGTTTTACCGGTTCAAAATCAAAGTTTTTTGATTTAACTAATTCTAATGGATTACTAGTATTAGTTGTTATTTTACTTGATTTTGATATTTGACCAGATTCAATAAGCTTCTGTATTTTACTCATAATTACAATCTAATTAGATAATTGAAATATTTTTTAAATCAATTTTTTTACTTTGTTTATGTTATAAAAGTTTATTTCGTTTAATTTAAATTTATTTTTTAGTTAAATATAATAATAAAAATATGGAAATTGACACAAATAATAAAAAAGTATTAAAGTATTTAAAATCATATTTAACTGCAAAAAAGTATTATGATACGGATACTAATAAGTCAATGGAATATTTTAAACAATGTATAAAAATATTAAATGACCTTAAAGAAAAAAATATTAAAATAGAAGACAAATTTGTTTGTCTTATTGATGAAACAGAAACTGAATGTAGTAAATATTTGACACAAGCAATTGCAAATACAATTGATAAACCAAATATTAAAAAAGTAAAATCTCCTGATGCAGATAATGAACTATTTGAGTTAGTTGAAATAGGAGATATTCACAAATTAAAATCATATGATTATGGAGATATTGATTTTAATATTATTAATGATTACGGGCTAACACCATTACATTATGCGATTAGGTTCGGAGATACCGGATTTTTGCGCGAGTCATTTAAATTAGGTGCTGGTGTTGACCAAACAAATAAATTTGGCCATACATTATTAGAACACGCGTGTTTAGAAAAAGACCCAAATATGATTAATTTTTTATCAGCATATGGTGCAGACATGAAGAAGCATTTAGAATTCAGAGAAGGTAAAAAATATTTTAATAATTCTCAGCAAATCGATATTGCATTAATAGAAAAAAAAGTAATGGAGTTTAATGAAATTAAAAATTGGAAAATAAAAAACTTGGAATTTGTTTTTGATTATATTAAACCAGAAGAATATATAGATATAGATTTTTGTAATCCAAAAAATTCAACAGTATCAACGGAGAAAATTACTGTAAAAGATTTTATAAAAAAATTAGATTTTATTGTAAGTAATTTTAATGAAGATTCAAAAAAATGTTTTATTGATATTTTAAAAGAAGAACTGGTATATCCATTAACATTTAAATTAGGATGTCCGACAAAACCATTAGAAATAATACTTTACAATTTGGTACCTTTTATTGACCTAAATCAAAATCTTAAATTAAACTGGTTAATAAGTCTAGAGGTAAAATATTCAATTTTAAAAATATTAAAAAATAAAATTAGAATAAATACAAAGGAGTTAAAACAAGAATTAGCAGAACTATTATATTTATCTTATATTAAACCAGAAATTATACCTGAAGGGTTAGTCCAAATAATTGTGCTACAATGGGTTTATAAAATAAAAGTTTAGTTATATTTAAGAAAAAAATTAATTTTAAATTTGTATTAATTTGTTTTTGATAAATATAATTTTTTTCTAATATAATAATATATAATATGAGTTCTAATCGCTTAATTTACGATAAATGCGCTTATGCTACTGAAATTAAAGAAAGCACTGGTCCATTAGAATACAACTTGTTCAAAGGTAAATATGAAAACTGCAAACAATGCCCTGCAGGTGATTTTACTAATGTTGTAGAATTTGGAACCCGTGCTGATGTTGAAAATGAATTATATGGATTAAATAGACCTGGTACTTTATGTCCTAGCTTAAAATTTAACCCTGCTAAGGAATTTAAAACTCCTGACTTTTCTCCTGCTGCAATGTGCGAAAACATTCACTACATTACACCAAACAATTTAGAAAAACCCAAATCTAACATGTTAAATGAAAAGAACTTGGGTATCAATTTCTGCCCTATGGTAGTTAAAACAAAAGCCGAAGGTGAAAAATAAACAAGAAATATCTAATTTTTTAACTATTATTTTTTTTATATCAGATTTTAAAAAAGTTATAAAAAAAATCTTATCTTATAATATAGGCTAAATGTCATTTAATAGAACTAAATATGATAACAGTGCTTACGATCTTCAAATGGGAAGAAGTACTGCACCTGGCGATTACAGATTATATGCCCCTTTTGCTGAAAACTGCGACCAATGCTATTCTTATTCGGGACCAATTGGTGCTAAGTCTGATGTATCATTAGTTAAAAAACCCATGGATTTATGTTTTAAGGACATGGCAGATGCTGAATCACAACTTTCATGGAGAAATCAAAGACTTGGTAAAACAAATGATCAAACCAATCCTCTTGCCAATGCTAAATTAGAACATAAACCAGTATGTTCAAATAAATTAACTCCTGAAGACACCAGATTTACTCATCCTCTTGATAATTATCGTGGAATGAGTTTAACTGATTTAATGCTTGAACCTTACTTACATGTTAACCCTCAATGCCATATTCAAGAATCAGGTGATCGTATTGGTTTAAATTCAAGATTATATTCAAAAGATACTTTTAAATTACAACCACAAGAATTCTGGGATAAAGGAGATGCTTTACCAAAAGAAATTCCAACTGCTAAACAAATTTGTGATGCTTAAGCACAAAAATAATTTTAGTTAAAAAATTTTATTTGTTGATAAAACTGCTATTGTGTTTTAGTGGTATAACTATTTTAGTTTTTATTTAAGTTAGGTTAAGTTATAAGTTAAAAGTTAAAAATAAAATGTATCTAATAATAATATGTCAAGTATTTTATTAGGTCCATTGGCACAGAATAAAGCATCAAAAAAACTTGATGCTGTGTATGATTCTAATATTAGTGGAAAAATGAATATGATAGAACAAATACAAGCAAGGCAAAATCAAATGAAACCTGAATTTTTAAATCAATTTGATGATTTGCGTTTTGATAACATAAGTGTACCAGTTGGTATTAATGAATCATTTACTAGTATATCTGGGGTTAATTCATCTTTACAAAGAAATTTAGATTTTGCAAATGGTTATTCACAATTTGCACATAATGATATGCACTATGATGTAGTTAGTAAAGAAGAATTTGTTCATAATAATATGACGCCAAATACATCAAGACGTGATTTTGATGTTAATGCAGATAGAGCACAAAGAAAATTAGAAACGTTCACTGGTTCTTTTGAATATTACACACCAAAAAAAGAAAAACATCATTTATTTGAACCAATGGCAGATTTAACATTTACTCACGGTATGCCATCAATTACAAATTCAGTTGCAGATAGATATTTACCATCAAATAAAAATAATTATGGAAATACTCCATTTGAAACAAACGTACGTGTACGTCCTGGTGTTGATGACAAGAATCAAACAGGTAATTATGCAGTTTATCGTATTAATCCTAAAAATATTAATCAATTACGTAGTGATATTAATCAAAAAACAACATATGAAGGAAGAAGAAATGAAGCTGTTAAAAAAGGTGAATTTAGAGGACCAGATCCAAATCTTACCAAATTTAAATTACCAGATTACAGAGAAACAAAATTTGATGATTTAATGCCATCTAAATCTCAATTTGATGCTCCTAAACAAACTGGAACATATACTAATGTCATTACTATGAGAAATGAAAAAGAAACTTATAATCCTGGTCATGCAGTTAACATAAACATTGGCGATGGTCCCGACAAAGGTAAAACTAGATTTGAACCTAGTAAAAGAGAAAATTATATGAATGATAATACTCATGCAGTTACTGCAATTTATAATAAACCTGTTATGACAAATGCAAAATCATTTACTGCATATGAAAATCAAAGATTAACAACAAATATTGAATACGAGGCTCCAGTAAACACCACTCAATCAGGTTATGTTATTGATTATAAAGATGTACCTTTAACAACAGCACGCGAACTAATGATTTATAATGATAATGTACTTGGCCCAAGTACTGAACAAAAAACCTATGTGTTTTCAAATGATATGGTTCTTCCAGTAACTAAGAGACAAACAATGGATACTAAATCAATATTAGGTCCAACACCTCAATTTAAACCTACAAATGTTCAATATAATGACACTGCTAAAATAACTAAACGTCAAAGTACATCACACAATTTGGCAATAAATGCAACCAGTGAAGTTAAACAAGGTCAATTATATAATGGCGATGAGGCTAAAATGACATTACGTCCTGAAACTTCTCACAATCTTGTAATAAATGCAACTAGTGAAGTTAAACAAGGTCAAATATATAATGAAGATGAAGCAAGAAGAACACAACGCCCTGGTACATCACATAACATTGTAACTAACTTGATCGGCGAAGTTAAACAAGGTAAAATATATAATGAGGACGAGGCAAGAAGAACACAACGTCCAGGAACATCACATAGTTTAGTTATTAATGCTCAAAGTGAAGTAAAACAAGGTAAAATATATAATGAAGATGAAGCTAGAAGAACGCAACGTTCAGGAACATCACATAACATTGTAACAAACTTGGTTGGTGAAGTTAAACAAGGTCAAATATATAATTCAGATGAAGCAAAAATTACTTTACGTCAAGGAACTTCACATAATATTGTTTCTAACTTAGTCAGCGAAGTAAAAAAATCACAAGTGTATAATTCAGATGAAGCTAAAACTACTCAACGTCAATCAACATCACATAATTTAGTTTCAAATGCAACAAGTGAAATAAAAACAGGAACAGTACAATATGTAGACATTGCAAAACCAACTATAAAACAATCAACAATAATCAACAATCATACTGGAGTTGTTGGTAAAAATAATTATTCTCACCACTATGTTCGTGATGTTTCTGATAGCGCTAGAACAACAATAAGACAACAAACAGAAGAAACCCAACATATTGGCCATGCTAATGCTAATAATATAGAAGCTACATATGTACGAGATTTAACTGATAAAGCAAGAAACACAATAAGACAACAAACAGAAGAAACCCAACATATTGGTCATACTAAATCATCTGAAAAATCTGGAACTTATGTGCGTGATTTATCTGATAGCGCCAGAACAACAATAAGACAACAAACCGAAGAAACTCAACATATTGGACATACTAAAGCTAATGATAAGTCTGCTTCATATGTTAAAGACTATTCTGATGTTGCAAAACCAACAATTAAACAAACAACTGTTGTTCAAACACCAGGAGGTCGTGTAGCATATACAAATATGGGTAACTATACTGACTTAATGGACACAATGAGAACAACAACTAAAGAAACAACGATGCTTGAAGATTATACTGGAGCTCTTCACGGAGAAATTGAAGCACCTACATCTCATGAAGCAGTTAAAAATATGGCTATTGATGAACGCCGTGAAATTTCTACATATAACAGAACTCCAAATGGTAAAGGTGACTTAAACGGTCCATACATTGATAGAGATAATGTAAGACTTAATGAACCAATATTATTTAGTTATGTTCCACATCCTCATAAAACATTAGACCATAGTGTTATGCCTACAACATCAAGAGACACCATCGAAAAAGTGTATTCAATGAGTAAACCAGTTATTGAAACTTCATCATATTATGTAAATCCATATTTTATAAACACTTTAAAGGATAATCCTCTAGTTAATGATATATATCACCAAAAAAATGTATAAAGCTTTTGGAAATTTTGTAGATAACTATCCCGAACTTAAGGGAATAAATCCTTTTTTTAATACTAACCAAATTGTTCCAACATATCCAGCAGAAAATGATGTGATTAGTTCACTAACAGCAGCTGGACAAATACATAAAGAGGTAAGAAGATTTTTACAACCATATTTAAGACCAGGAGTTAAATTAGTTGACATTGCAAGTATTATTGAATTAAAAACTGAAGAATTAACAAAACAAATGAAAAACTATGAAGGTAAACCAGTTTATAAAGGTATTGGCTTTCCTGTTGGGCTTGCTATCAATGAATGTGCTGCACACTTTCATCCTTCGCCTGGTTCAACACAAACACTAAAAGAAACAGACATTGTTAAAATTGATTTTGGTGTGGAAGTTAATAGATGGATAATTGATTCTGCTTTTACTGTATATTTTGATAGTAAATATGATATTCTTGCAGAAGCTGTTAGAGACGCAACTAACACTGGTATTAAATTAATTGGTATTGATGTAAGTATACCAGAATGGGGTGCACAAATTCAAGAAATTATGGAATCATATGAAATTAAACTAGATGGTAAGACATATCCTATTAAAGCTATTAATAATTTAGGAGGTCATAATATTGTACAAGGGATAATTCATGGAGGAATGTTTTTACCAAGTGTTGACATGCGCGGATACTTTCCATCAACATATAGATTTAGTGAAGGTGTTTATGCTGTAGAAACATTTGGTTCAACTGGTGCAAATCATGTAACTGAAAAATCAGATTCAACACTTTATAGAATTAATCCAAATAATTATAAAAAACCTAATTTAACAAATTTACAAACTGAATCCATCGACTTGGTAGAAAATATTTACACAAAATTTAAAACATTACCTTTTACTGATAGATATGTTGAATTATTTAATATTAATGGATATAAATCACATTTACAAACCTTAAGTAATAATAAAATTATTCATTCATATCCTCCTGCTTGTGTAAATCCAGGTGCATATACCGCTCAATATGAACATACTGTATATATCGGAGAGGATAAAAAAATTGTTTTCTCACAGAGTGAAGATTATTAAAATTTATAATTAACTAATTATTTAATTAATTATAAATAAACTATTATTTTTAAACTTTGATAATTCCCATATTTACATCGTTCATAATATCTTTATAAATATCCAAAATTAATTCTTCTTCTTCGTTTTCATCTTTTTTAATAATTTCATCGGTATGAGTAAGAAGAATGTCGTTCATGTAATTATATGCTGAAATTATATGTGATTTAGATCTTGCTCCTGTAATTATAATGTTTCCTTTTTGGAAAACAAATACGCTAACCTCTTTTTGTTCAACATTTTCTTTAATAGGTACATATTTAATAATTACACATGCGCGTATACATGGTTCATAAGAAGATTTGATTTTCTTTTTAAGAAGTAAATTATATAACTTGTCTCTATCAATTTGCATATTTACTTGATAATTTGAATTAATCATATCAATCTTAAAATCTTTTACAGTAATGTTTTCGCTGTCATCAATAAACTCTTTTTCACAAATTTTTCCATCCTCAATTTTTGCTTTAACTTCTTTTAATTTTGTTATTAATTTATTAAGTGCAATATTAATGTTCCTAATTGATTTACAACCTGACATTTGTACTGAACCATTTCTAAATAATTTCATGTTTATTTTTGGTGCCTCGTTTAAGTCCTTGCATTGACCCTGGCCAACACGAACAACAACTGTGATTTGATTATAAAAATGATTTTTTGAAGTATCTTTTTGTTTTGATTTGGCTTCAGACTTTTTAACTCTTTTAGGTTTATTTTTAATTGCAATAAGAGTTCTCATTCTTTCTTTGTTCATCTTCACAGTTAAAATATCATCTGAATTTAATTGTAAGTACTTTTCGATGTTAGGTATATTTAACCTAGTGTTAAGTTTACACGATGCACACATAGTTGATACGCTGATTCCAGCTGGGAGATTTTTAATCTCCACATCTTCTACATTGAGGTAATCTGTAAACTCGAAAGTATCCCATCTTGATTTTATAGACATTAGTTATATAGTTAAAGAAATAAATCTTTAAATATTAATTTTCATTTTTTTATATAAAATTATATGTCTTTAAATAGGTTAAAAATAGGTGTTATATGGTAAAATAGTGGTTTTTACATAAAACTTTAAATTACATTAAAAACATGCAATATTATTTCTATTTGATAATATTTGAACAATAAATGATATCAAAAGGTGTAATATTTTGGGGATAATTATTTTAGTCTGAATTTTTATTTTGAAAAAAAAGTGGAAAAAACTATTGGAATTTTTATAGTTTGAGTTTTTGGGTTAGTTTGTTTATTGTATTTTATATTAATTTAAATTTAACAAATTCAAATAGTTTATCCAATAGGAGACATTTATGGACACTTTTTATTAAATTATAATCCAAAACCGTTTTGTTTTGTAATAAAAAAAAACACAATTAGTTGCACTAAATTTTCAAAGCTAAGATAAATTTTTTCAAGATAATATTCAAATGTTTAGTTCTTGTTCGTTTGTACATTTTTCAGAATTTTTTGATAATAAATTATAATGGGTTCTACAAAGTGGCATATATTTATCAGAACCTCCAACAAGTACTGCTTCTTTTGATTGAACAAGTCTAAAACTAAAAGGAGCTTCTGTACCATCTTTACAAATATTACACAAAGAATTTAATTTTACACACTTATTTGATAAAGGTATAAGATTAAGAATTTTTCCAATTGGTTTTTGTTGAAAATCACCATCTAAACCAGCAACAATAATATTTAAATTATATGATTTTAACCACGAATCGACAGTTTCAACTAAATCGGTAAAAAATTGTCCTTCGTCAATAACAACAGTATCGTGAGCCTCTATAATTGTTTTATTAATATCATATAAATTATAAACAACAATACAGTCAACAGACTCAAAGTTATGTGAAGTGATTTTATCAGATGTGTATCTATCATCAAGTGATGGTTTTACAATAAGTATTTTTTTTCCTATGTTTTGTAAAAGTCTGATACGTCTAATAATTTCAGTAGATTTACCTGAAAACATAGGACCAATTATTATTTCAAGATTTCCGCTCATTATAATTATAAATAATTTATATTAAAAGAACAATAATCAATTTTTTCTTTAAGCAATATCTGTAACATTTTTAATAAATATTAGTTTAACAGGATAAAATTATATATATGTACATATAAAATGAACGGGGAAGATTATCCTGTTGTTTTGTCATTTGACGTTGGTGTTATTCACTTATCATATTGTTTATTAACACAAAAAAAATTTTCAAAACCAGATGGCACAACATATGTTGATTGGTGTATTTTAGATTGGAATAATATAGATTTAACAAATAGAGATGAAAAAAAATGTGCATGTGGTGCAAAAGCAAGTTTAACTCAAACAGTTAATGGAGATTGTAAATATTATTGTAAAACTCATGGTAAAAAAGTAGACACAGAGATAGAACCTTTTGAGTCATGTTTTATTTCTTGTGGTAAATCAAGTGGTAAGACATGTATGTATCACCCCATGGGTGGTGGGAAAACCCCATGTGGAAAATCAGGTTCATATGTAAATAAGGATTTATGCTATTGTACCACACATGCCAAACAAAAATATAAATCTGAAATTAAACAAATTGAACTGAAACCTTTTAAACTTAAAAGCTCAACGACATTAAATTTTGATGATGTAAAATATAGTTTAATGATGGAACTTGAAAAAAGAACAGGATTATTAGCAGCAGATTATGTAGTAATTGAAAATCAACCTAGTTTTAAAAACCCAAGAATGAAATCAATTGCATCAACATTGTATGATTATTATTTAATTCGAGGAATAATTGATAGACCAATTACTAAATCAAAAATTAGTCAAGTTAAATTTATGTCTCCATCAAATAAACTAAAACTGGCTTCAGAAGGTGATACTAAACAATTAGTTAAAGCAAAAAGTACAGATGATACAAAAGCATACAAATTAACAAAAAGTCTTGGAATAAAATATTGCTTGGATTTAATTGTACATTTACCAGACTGGATAAAGCATTTTAATTCATTTAAAAAACGCGATGATTTAGCTGATTCTTTTCTACAGGGTGCATATTTTTATTCAAATGTGCTTCATCCTGTAACTATAAAACCAAATAAAAATCCAATAGAAAATAAAAAAGAATCTGAAAATAAAAATTCAATTCCAACCCATGAAGAAAATACAAGTTTAAATGTTCAAACAACTAAAAAATCACGTGTTAGTAAATTATTAGAATCGGGTGTTATTAAGAAAACAAAACAAAAAAAGCAAGTTGATAATGAAATAGAGGTTTAAGCAAATATTAGTGGAAAAAAAATTGAAATTATTATTGTTATTGTCTATATTATTAATTATAATGTCAAAGCCTCAATATTATTCTTCTATAAATCCTACTGTCAACGAGCTTGTTCTTGTTGAATTTACCGAAAGACTTGACTCTTTCTTTGATGCTAAACTAACTCAGTATCCTTATCGCGGCATGATGAATTATTCCGATGCTTCGAAAAAGAGAAAAGTTGTAAGCTGGGGTAAAATTGTCCCATTAAATACGCTAATGGTTGCACGTGTTGATGAAGTTGACGAAAAAGCCCAAATAGTTCACGTGTCAATTGCGTTCCTTGATGAATATTTTACAGAGAAAAATCTATCACCGTCAGATATTCAGGAAAGATTGCTACTTGAATTAGGTCAAAATAAAATATTGGATAGTTTAATTACAACTCTGTGTACAGTTACCAAGACAAACTATAATGATATCTGGACTGGATTGATTCACGTTGTTGATGCAGAACGACGAGAATTTAATGATGATAGCGAAGATGAACCTATGATTCTGTGGAAATACTTTTCTGAAAATTTTGAAGAGAAAATTGATAATTGGTGTGAAGTTTCTGGTGTATCTCGGGAAGTAAAAGATACACTAAAAGTTATATTTGAAAAGAAAAAGGAAAAAGGACCAAGGAAAATCACATCAACTATCAAGATTATTTCACAAGAGGGAGTAACAAGCACCAAAAAACTTCTTGATAAATGTTTAGGTTCGTTAAGCTATCAATTTAGCTTCAAGTACTCTACAGCTCCTAATTTTATTTTCGAGACTACAACTGCTGATTCAAGCCCTGATGACCATCACGAACTCCTTAAGAATCTTCAAGAGCAAATTAAAAAACTTGGACTTGCATTAGTTTTTGTTCAAGCCATTCCAGAAGAAGTTGCTAAAGTTTCTGAATAATTAGATTAGGAGTTGTCATTTGTTTATTTATATAAAATAAAATTTTAATTTATATAAATTATTTAATTAAAAACCTTTTGATTTTGACTTTTTCTTTTTAATCAAACCCATTGTTGTTTCCAAATTTAATTGGTTTGACTGAATTGGTTTATTACGTTTAATTGTATATTCGGAATCAATTTCAGAATAAATCTTATTTACTTTGTCAATTGGAACTTCCTTTAATTTATTAGTTTTGTAAGATTCTTCAATTTGCATTTGACGTGAAATTAACGGAGGATGTAACACCAAATACTCCTTAGTATTTAATATGGCGCATTTTCTAAAATCATCAATTGACATATTTCCACCATATTCTTCTAAACACATCCAATGTGGAGAAGGAGTGATTTCAATGTATTGCCCATAAGTTTTATTATACAATAAATTTATTAAAGAATCTCTTTTCCATGTTAATGTATCATTCAAGTCAAGATTAAATGCTTTCTTACAATTCCAACTACAAAAATTACCTACACAATAAAATGTTTCATTATAATAATCTTCTGGTAGTTGTAATGCTGGTGTATTAAAACAATTTCTGCACCACCAGCACTTAGTTTTTTGTGTAAAACTTAAGTTTGTTGTTATTATTTTATTTACAGAGCTGTTTAGGTTTAGTTTATTTCCAAGTGTATTTGTTATTGTATTGTTAACAGATGTTTTCAGTGTTTCTGTTGAATCGGAATCTTCAGAAGATTTTAACTTATGTAAGTTTAATTTTGATTCTTTCAAGTCTTTTTCTGATTTTATAAATATACCCATGTCATTATTATCATTAGTATTTATTTCATCTATTGTTATCGGTAAATGAAATATTACTTTTTCTTCTTCTGAATTTACTGATTCTTCTGAAACAGGATTTTCAGTTTTTGATTGAATAATACTAAAATTTTTAGGCTTTCTTCCGCGTTTCTTTTTTGGAATTATTTCTGACATTATAATTCTAGTAAACAATTCTTTAAGTTTAAGACAAAAAACATTTAAAGAAATTGACATTTTTACTAAAATTTATCTATTTAAAAATTATCTATTTAATATTATATACAAATGACCATTAGTAAAAATGATTTTAAAATAATTTATAACCATATGAAATTATTATCGTATACAGACAATCAAAGATTAATTCAACAAATTATGCAAGGTAAAACGACAGTAAATGAAATAAATAATTTAATTACTAAACACTCGAGTGAAAAAGTCGTAAAATTAATGGGTAAAATTAACCGTTTTATGTCTGGTGGATCTGATGGAAAATCAGATAATGCAACATCAAGTGTTGTATCTAATTCATTTGGCGGTAGTGCAACCTCAAGTGCTGTACTTGAATCTGTTGTTGATAGTGCAACATCAAGTGTTGTATCTAATTCATTTGGCGGTAGTGCAACCTCAAGTGCTGTACTTGAATCTGTTGTTGATAGTGCAACATCAAATGTTGTATCTAATTCAGTTGGCGGTAGTGAAACCTCAAGTGCTGTACCTGAATCTGTTGTTAATAGCACAACATCTGAAATGCTTATGGTTGAAGGAAATAATGTGGATTCAATTAAAGATTCTGTAAGAGAAATTATTGATAAGCTTAAAACAAAATCAGATTTATTAAAAGAAAAAGAAATTCAGCTTGCTGCTAGAGAAAACGACATTAAAATCAAAGAAGACGCATTAAAAGATTTTACAACCAATATTGAAAAACTGGAAAAAATAAAGCAACAATTAATATTAGATATTGGTAATATATCTGAAACAACGAAATCAACATCAAACACATTAAAAGAAATTAAATTAGAAGTTGGTGAATTAAAAGGCGGAAACACAGAAACAGAATCTGGTTTTCTTTCGGAAATATTTAGTTAATTTGTTAATTTATTTGATGATAAAATATTAATAATAATTAAACAATTACTATTAATAGTTATTTTTAAAAAATTGATATTCCTGCTGATTTTGGTTTTCTTCCAGCACGCTTCTTAGGATTTGATTCACTTACCGTAGCTTCAGAAACTAATCTATCGTTATTTGATGATGTTTCATCTTGTGTTTCTGTAGCACCTGCTTTAATGTTTGTTGGTTGAACGCTATGTAATCTACTTAATATATCTTTAACTTGACTTGGTGCTCTAACATCAAGTGCAACAGGTCTTAATTGATTTGCAGGAATTGTTGCAGGTAATGATACAGGAGGTTTAGAATTTGCTGGTTGTGGTTCTGAGTGAAATTGATTTAATTGTTGTTGTTGTTGTTTTAACTGGGATTCTAATTGACTAATATATTGTTGTTGTTGCATTTGTTGTTGCATTTGTTGATTCATTTGGTGTTGCATTTTATTTTTAGATTCAGCTTCTTTTTTTTTTAGTTCTTCGCGTTGACGTTCAATATTTAGTTCTTGTGGTGTCATAAATTGTGAACTTTCACTTTTTCCAGGGTTAATTATTTTACTTAATAGCCCAGGATTTGCAGTTAATACTGAATCCAAACCAGGTAATTTAGATGCTTGAGTTTTTGTCATATGGAAAGCACTTGCTGAAACTATAATCAAATATAACAATTTAATTTCAGGCGCCATTTTCTTTCCAGTGCCTTTGTATTTTTCATAAATTTCCTCAAGTACATCTTCCCATGAATCAATTTCTACATTTAAATGGTCACCCCAACCAGATAAATGAAAATCAAAAGGATCGTATTTATCATTTAAAAATTCAACAACTGATACAGCTTGTAAAATACCTCCTTTAAAAATTTTAACACCATTTCTTTTATCTGCAAAACTTCTTAAAAGGTCATATTCATATTCCATTTCTTCAAGAGATGAATTAAAATCATATTCTTTTGAAAGTTGGAAACCTTTTGCTTTAATCTCACAAAGTTTTCTTATCATTTCTATTTTTTTAAGTCTAATTTCTTGTGGTGTTAATTCACGCTTTTCAACTGGCTTAATTTCAGCAGTACTTTGTGGTCCATTTGAAGAGCCTTGATTTAAGGAATTTTGAGAAGCATAAGAGGTAAATTTTGGAATTGCTGATTGTTGTTGAGAATTTGGAGATGGTTTTGGTGATACAGTAATTTTATCGTATTTTTCACGCGAATCAGATGATTTTCTTCTTTCTGATTCTGAAGAACTAGAACTAGAAGAACTTTTATGTGAATGTTTAGAACTACTAGAACGTCTAGATGAACTTGAACTTTCAGTATTATTTAATAACTGATTTAATTCTGAGGATTCTGAATCTGATTTTTGTTGTTGTGTTTTAGCTGGATTTGCAATCATTCCAAAATAGTAATCGGTATCTGTTGATTGTTGTTTTTTATCTTTTGATTTATCTTCAAGTAAATTATCACCATTAGCATTTTGATATTTAACTTTTATATCCGATGATGTTTCTGACTCTGACATTATAATAATATTAAGATTCTTTCCTTTAACTTAACGCAATAATATTATTTAAATACTTTAACTTAAATAATATTATTTGGTATTAAACCAATAATTTTTAATATCTGACATTTTTCATTTGTTCAACATTTCTAAATGCTTCTTTTGCTTGTTGAGCATAAACATAATCAAGAGTTAATACAAATGCAACAGCAATCATAATAGCAAGTTTAGGGTCCTTGTTTCCACTAACAACAACTAAAAATAATACCAAGATTCTGAAAATTGTATTGGAAAATAATTTTTGTACAAAAGGTGGAAGATTAGGACCTAAAAGGGCGGCGTATAAACCAAGTATAACAGTAATACCAGTTGTTACGTATTTATTATCGAAAACTTCGGAAATCATTTATATATTTATTTAGATAAAAAAATAAATTTAAATAATTTTTATTCCTTTTTTGGCAAAGTAACTAACAGTATTTTAATTTGATTAAATAATGATACATCTGCTGATTCATTTATAAAAAGAGGAACACCATTATCATCAACTAGATTGATAAATTTTAAATAATTTTTAAGCTCATCGTTTTGTTTAATTTCTTTATAAATATCAACAAGTTTTGTTTTTACTGCTTTATTGATTTGTTCATAATATTTACATAAATAAACTAATTTATTTGTAATCTCATCTATTTTTATTATATCATAATTATGTCCATAACTTAAGTCAATAGGATTAATTTTATTAATTTTTTTTTCAATTGAACTTTCACTAAAATTTTCTACTTGATTTTGTTCTTTAACTAATATAAAACCAAGTATAAAAATTAATAAAAAAACAAATTTATGTCTTGTGTCAACTAAAAATAAAACTATAATACAAAATAAAAATATTTTAAATAAGTTATTTTTAATTAAATTATTAAAATTATCAGTTTCCATTTATATTTTAATTTAGAAATTTTTATCTAACTTTTTACAATAGAACATGAACTATTGTTCCCTAGAAGATGCCTGGGGTGGTAAGTGTAATCAAATAAGCAACCATTATAAAAATTATATGGTTGAAAAAAATTACACTGAACCACAACCAGCTGAGAATAATAAAACAGATTTATCTGTGGAAACTTTTAATAACACACCCAATACAACACAAGTTAGAACAAATTTCAAAACAACAAAAACTTTAACAAAAAATGATGACCATCATTTAGATGAATTATATGATTGTGATTCTTTTATAACCCATATACGTAACTGTAGAAAATGCCATAATAAAATGCGTAACTATTTTAAACCAAAACTGGTTGAAAATTTTCAAGACATTATAGACGATAATAGAGACACAATAGTTTTAATTCTTATTGGTATATCAATATTATTGTTTTTTAATTTAATAAATAATATGACAAAATCAAATTAATTTTATTGGAAACTATTTAATTTGATTTTTTTGTTTTTGGAAACCATTTTATTAATATAATATTTGGTTCAAAAAACTCTGTTTCAAATCCATTTTTTTTTAGTTTGTCCATTATATAAGTTTGACATTCTTTATAACAATAGCTAGGTAATCCAATTAACATTTCTGGAACTTGAAACCAAGTGTAATAATAATTACCTGAACTGGCCAAACAAATTTTTTTTTCAACATGTTCATAAATTTTATCAAAAGTTAAGTATTTTCTATCTTCTCTTTCTTTTTGTTGCTTAATTAAATCCTCAGCTTTTACCATTAAATTTAGTTAGATTTTATTTAAAGAATAAACGTGTTTTTAAATTAAAAAATATAATTTATCAATGGAGATTGATACAATTTGCATGTCAGGTGGGGGTTTAAAAGGATTTTCATTTGTGGGAGCATTAGACTATTTAAATAATACTAATTATCTTGATATTAAAAAAATTATCAAGTTTGTTGGAACATCTGCTGGTTCAATATTAGCTTTGATGTTAACAATTGGATACACTCCTGTTGAATTAGGAGATTTTGTAATTGATTTTGATTTTAAAAAAATGGATCCTGATATTTTAGTTGAAAATGTGTTTTTAAAATTTGGTATTAGTAATGGTGAACGGTTTGAATTTATTTTAAAATCTTTTTTAAAAAGAAAACTTGGTGTTGATGATATTAATTTTAAAAACCTTTATCAAGTTACCAAAAAAACCCTTGTTATAATTGGAACAAATTTTACAAAATGTTGTGAGGAAGTATTTAGTTGGGAAAACACACCATCTATGTCGGTTATCACAGCAGTAAGAATATCCTGTTCAATCCCCGTGTTTTTTACCCCGGTTTTGTATAAGGGATGTTATTATGTTGATGGTGGAGTTAAAAATAATTTTCCAATAAATTATTGCAATAAAAAAACAACTTTGGGTTTGTATATTAAAAACAATAATTTAATTGATTCAATTGATTCAATTGCTACCATTGTGACTGGATGTTTAGGTATAGTAACTGATACTATAACTTTCAAAGACACTGATTTTCATGAAAATGTGATACAAATTGATAATTATGCAAATGAAGCTATTAAGTTTGATTTAACAATTGAAAACAAATTAAAGATTATAAATCTGGGCCAAACTTATGCTAAAAAATTTGTTGAAGAATATCCAAAAAAAATTTGCACTGGTATTTTAAATGAAATCATTAATAATATTGAAATTGAAATTAACAAAAAAAAATTTCAAGATGCTTTTACTCAAACAGATTTTTTGGAAAACACAATAAAAGTAACCGAATCAGAAAAAAAATCAACTTAATTTATTATTTATTAAAACTTTTAGATTTAATAAATATATTAGTAACTAAATTATTTACCATTCATCAAATTTTTTATTTGAAAAATCAGTTGGTTTCATGCTGTTAAATAAATCAGATTGGGATTGGTATTCTTTCATTCTTTCTTCTAAAGATTTATTAGCATCCGGATTATTTACAACTGGATGTAAAGAAAATGCTCTATCTAAACTTGAATAACGAGAACTTTGAATTGAATCTTCCAAGTATAATTTATCCATATCTGTTAAACTAGTATAGTGTTCACCAGCAACATAAGTTGATAATTCACTTGGTGTGCCATGATACTCTACTATTTGGTCCTTAAATTTACCATCAGTTTTATTAAATTCAAATTTAGCATTAAAGTCTTTTTCATCACGAATATCTTCTTTTTCTATTTTAATTTCTTCACGTTTTTGTCTAGCCTTTTCAAATCTTTCCATTACAGACATTGAATCAACATCTGATGTATAACCGTGTTTTTTATTTAATTCATCTAATTTATTGGAAAATTGTGCTTGCGAAGAATCTTTATCAGGAAAATATTGTTCAATTTCCTTGATGCTTTTTTCAAAACCAACTCTTAGTTCAATAAAAGTATCAGCGCGACCTGATAAAAATTCATCGTACTTTTTTTTGGATTCTTTATTTAGAAGAACTTGATTGGCCATAATCACATG